ATTGCCATGAATGATGAGCTTCCTGCTCAAATGGCTGCCATCAAACTCTGTATGGACAGAATGCTTCCTGTTTCACTATTTGAAAAAGAAGGCAAACAGAGATCGGCAGTTAACATAACTATTTCTGGCATTGGTGGCGTGAGTATTGGGGAAAACACCATAGATGCCGAAGATATAGAAAGCAAAGATGTCTGACCTTAATTTCAGTCTCCTCCCTTGGCAACAAGAAGTCTTTGCTGACAAAACAAGGTTTAAAGTCATTGCTGCTGGACGGCGTTGTGGTAAATCTCGCTTGTCAGCTATTACCCTATTGATTGAGGGATTGCAGTGTACTGCTGGTTCTGCTGTGCTGTATGTTGCGCCTACCAATGGTCAAGCAAGACAGATTATTTGGGATGTATTGATGGAGTTGGGGCGTGATGTTATTCAAGCCAGCCACATCAATAATATGGACATCACCTTGATTAACGGAGCAAAAATTTATGTCCGAGGTGCAGATCGCCCAGATACTTTGCGAGGAGTGTCACTCACCTACGCTGTGCTTGACGAGGTTGCGGACATCAAACCCGAGGCTTGGGAACAGGTTATTCGTGCATCTCTGTCTGATAAAAAAGGCAGAGCTATGTTCATCGGTACTCCCAAAGGTCGCAACTTCTTCTATGATATATTCAAACTTGGAATGTCAGAAGAAGATTCAGACTGGAAATCTTGGCACTTTACAACCAAAGATAACCCCCTGATTGACCCTAGTGAAATCGAAAGCGCAAAGAAGACCCTTAGCTCGTTTGCCTTTAAGCAAGAGTATATGGCATCCTTTGACAATGCTGGTAGTGACGTTTTTAAAGAGGAGTGGTTGAAATATGGACAAGAACCTGAATATGGCTCGTACTACATTGCTGTCGATTTGGCAGGGTTTGAAGAAGTGGCTAAACAAGCTGCCAATTCTAAGAAAAGACTAGACCAGACCGCTATTGCTGTTGTCAAAGTAACAGAAGACGGCAAATGGTTTGTCAAAGAGATTGTTTATGGGCGGTGGGATATTAGAGAAACCGCTGCTACGATTTTGCTGAAGATGCGGGAATACCGCCCTTTGAGTGTTGGAATTGAGCGTGGAGCATTAAAAAACGCAGTTTTGCCTTATTTAAGTGACTTAATGCGTAAAAATAATGTATATTCTCACATAGTTGACTTGACGCATGGCAACAGGAAAAAGACTGACAGAATTATCTGGAGTCTCCAAGGAAGATTTGAGCATGGGCGTATTGTGCTGAACTCTGAGGAAGATTGGGATGAATTCAAAGATCAACTCTTGATGTTCCCAGCTCAGGGTGTTCACGATGACTTGCCCGATGCCCTTTCCTACATTGACCAACTGGCTGTTACTTCATACTTCCAAGACGATCAAGAAGATGATTGGCAACCTTTAGATATTATTTCGGGGATATAAATGGCAACAGACAAAGAAGTCAAATTAGAACAGAATGAGTTTTATGAGCCAACTGAGGCTGATAAAGAGTTAACCGCCTTTGTTGTTGACCATTGCAACAGATGGCGTGATTACAGGGACACCAATTTCCTCCCTGATTGGCTGGAATACGAACGTATCTTCCGTGGTCAATGGGCATCTGAAGACAAAACCCGTGAGTCAGAGCGTAGCCGTATCGTTACCCCTGCCACTCAACAAGCAGTCGAGACTCGTCACGCTGAAATCATGGAAGCTATCTTTGGTCAAGGCGACTTCTTTGACATTGAAGACAATATCCAAGATGTAAATGGAAACCCCATTGATGTTGAGATCATAAAGAATCAACTCACTGAAGATTTTAAGAAAGACAAAATCAGAAAAGCTATCGATCAGATCGAATTGATGGCTGAAATCTATGGGACTGGCATTGGTGAGATTATTGTAAAGACTGAAAAAGAGTATGTTCCATCAACTCGACCTATTCCTAATCAACAAGGTCAGGCTGCTATTGGTGTGATGGAGCGAGACAGAATTTCCGTCAAGATAATGCCTGTTAACCCCAAGAACTTTTTGTTTGACCCTAATGGTACTTCTATTGATGACTGCTTAGGGGTGGCTATAGAGAAATACGTCTCTATCCACAAGATTGTGCAAGGGATTGAGAAAGGTATTTACCGCAAGGTGGACATTGGTACTGCCAGTGAAGATACCGACCTAGAACCTACCCAAGAAATCTCGCAATATCAAGATGACAAGGTTTTGTTGTTGACTTACTACGGGTTAGTTCCCCGTGAGTATTTGAACAACCTAGAAGAAAACAAAGACATCATGGAGTTGTTCCCTGAGAACTCAGCTGCTGATGACTATACCGACATGGTTGAAGCCATTGTTGTGATTGCCAATGATGGAATGCTTCTGAAAGCTGAAGAAAACCCATACATGATGAAAGACAGGCCAGTTCTGTCTTACCAAGACGATACTGTGCCAAACAGGTTGCTTGGTCGTGGTACGGTGGAAAAAGCATTCAATATGCAGAAAGCTATTGATGCTCAGACCCGCAGCCACTTGGATTCACTAGCACTGAGTACTTCTCCCATGATGGCAATGGATGCTACTCGCTTGCCAAGGGGCATGAAGTTTGAGGTAAAGCCAGGAAAAGCTATTCTGGTTAATGGTTCGCCTAGTGAGATTTTGTATCCATTTAAGTTTGGTGCTACTGACCCAAACAACCTTGCAACTGCCAAAGACTTTGAGCGAATGTTGTTACAAGCCACAGGAACTCTAGACTCTAATGGGATGATTAGCCAAGCTAGTCGTGATGGCGGTGGTATGTCGATGGCAGTTGCCTCCATCATCAAGAAATACAAGCGTACATTGGTAAATTTCCAAGAAGATTTCTTGATTCCATTTATTAAGAAAGCTGCTTTCAGGTTCATGCAGTTTGATCCAGAGCGTTATCCCTCTGTTGACATGAATTTTCTACCAACTGCAACCCTTGGCATCATTGCTCGTGAGTATGAGCAACAACAATTCATTGGTTTGTTGCAAACTTTGGGTGCTGATACCCCTGTTTTGCCTATTTTGCTTAAAGGCATCATAGGAAACAGTAGTTTGTCTAACAGAATGGAGTTAATGGCTAAGTTGGATCAGATGATGCAACCAAATCCTGACCAACAGCAGATGCAACAGGTACAACAACAGTTGGCTATGCAAGCGGCACAGGCTCAGATTGCGGTCAATACCACTCAGGCAGAACAAAACAGGGCTGAAGCACAGAAATTGATGGTTGAAGCGCAGTTAATGCCTCAAGAAGTGCAAGCTAAGAACATGGCGGCAGTAACTAAAAACTTGCCAAATCAAGACGATTTAGCCTCAAAAGAGTTTGATAAACGGGTCAAGATTGCTGAATTGATGCTTAAAGAGTCTGATATTAAGAACAAAGCAAAGATTGTTGAGTTGCAGATGGCAGATAAGCAAAATGCAAGTATGCAGATAAAGAATGACTTTTTGAACAAGCTAAATACTGGATTAAAGAACAATGGCTAATATTCGGGAACTTATTCTCAGTATTGAGTCAGACGCATTGACGTTTGATGAGAAGTTAGCCGCCTTGACTCAGGTTGAGGAGACTCTTGTTGCAATGCAACAGCAAGAAGAAGATGCTATCCAAGAGAATGTTGACTTGATTGTTGAGGCTATCAAGGTCATGCAAGACAAGGTTGATGCTCAAGTCAATCGTATTGCTGATTTTGTTCCTGAAAAGGGTGAAAAAGGCGATAAAGGGGAACGTGGATTAGATGGTCGGCAAGGCGTAGATGGTAAAGATGGTCGAGATGGAATAAATGGTAAAGATGGCAAAGATGGTGTAGATGGTATATCTGTAACGGACGCCAAAATTGATTTTGATGGTTCATTAGTTATTACATTGTCTACTGGTAAAGAGTTGAATGTTGGTGAAGTTGTTGCTCCTGACTTGGCTGAAAAGATTAAAGTTATTAGCACTATGTCTACTAATAGTGCGGTAGTAATTAAAGATGAGGGAACATCTATTAGTAGTGGTGTTAAAAGCATCAACTTTGTGGGTGCTACTGTAACAGCTACAAATTCAGGCGATGATGTGACTGTTAATGTGAGTGCTGGAACGGGTACTGTTACATCAGTAGGTGGTACAGGCACAGTAAATGGCATTTCCTTATCAGGCACAGTTACTACTTCTGGAAATCTTACTTTAGGTGGTACGCTAGATTTATCTTCACCTCCTACAATTGGTAATACTGCCGCAAATACAGGCGCATTCACCACATTAAGCGCATCATCTACTGTTAGTGGTACAGGATTTAGCACATATTTAGCATCTCCCCCTGCCATTGGTGGTACAACTGCAAGCACAGGTAGATTCACAACAGTTACATCCACAGTAGCAACAGGCACTGCACCATTTACAGTTGCATCAACAACCGCAGTGGCGAATTTGTCTATTGGTGGTAATGCGGCAACAGTAACCAATGGTGTATATACAACTGACACAGGAACAGTCACCAACACAATGTTGGCGGGTTCTATTGCAAATGCAAAGTTAAGTAATTCAACAATTACGTTTGGTGCAACTTCTCAAGCACTTGGTTCAACTGTTAGTGGGTTAACTGCAGTTACTTTGGACAATGGTGCGGTGGGTGCTACAACAGCATCTACTGGTAAATTCACAACCCTTGAATCAACTGGCACAGCAAGTTTAGCTACTGGATCAACAACGTCTATTCAAATTGTTGGTGATGCTTCATATCCTCAAGTAAAAGCTACTGGTGGAACAAATACGCCTTTAGTTCTTCAGCCTTTGGGTACAGGTGCATTACAAGCACAAAAAACTGATTCTGCAGCTACTGGCGGTAATGCTAGAGGTGCTAATGCAACTGATTGGCAAACTATAAGAGCAGCAGCCGCACAAGTTGCTAGTGGCACTACATCTACTGTATCAGGTGGGCAAAACAATACAGCATCTAACGCTAACTCAACTGTAGTTGGTGGAGCAACAAGTACTGCAAGTGGAAATGGTGCAGTTGCTGGTGGAAATAGTAGTACTGCATCAGGCACAACGTCCGTATCATTTGGAAACCAAAATCTTTCAAATGCAAACTATTCAACAATAGCTGGTGGTCAATATGGCACAAGTAGGTCAATAATTGGATACGCTGTTTTTCCTGCTTGTAATTCACCCATAGCGGCATCTGCTGGTGTATCTCAAGGGGCATTACTTGTTCTTGCTGTAGCAACAACTGATGCAACAGCTACTGTATTAAGAAGCAATACTTCAGCCGCCTCCGCCACAAATCAAGTAGCTTTGCCTAACAACTCAGCATATTATTTCCGTGGCGAAGTAATTGCAGGGGTTACAGGAGCTGGAAACACTAAAGGTTGGTATGTTGAGGGTGTTATTAAGCGTGGTGCTGGAGTAGGTACAACTGCATTGGTTGGTACTCCCACAGTAACATCTTTATACGCTGATGCTGGTGCGGCAACATGGTCAATCACAGCAACGGCTGACACAACCAACGGCGCATTGGCAATCACAGTAACTGGTCAAGCATCAACAACAATCAGGTGGGTTGCACAAATCCGCACAACCGAAATGACTTATTAAGGAAAAAACATGGCACTCAAAATCACAGCAATCAATCCAACCACAGGTCAGGCAACAAGCACCGCCTATGCCCGAATTACCAATTTCTACGGCACAAAAGACCAGATTCAAGTGCAAGTAGCTATCCACGCAACTGAAGATGCCAGACACGGCAATATGCAAACCATTCGTGAGGATGCCCACTACATTGCCATTGAAGACTTAAAAGGTGACTTGATTCCTATTACCAATGAGAATGCTGTAAAAAG